GGGGTTCATAGCCAGTGGCAATGAGTTTGTGTTGCACCTTTGGCTAGTGTGTTTCCGTGTTCGGTGGGGGTATTGATATGACTAAAGACGAAGCACTGAAGCTGGCGCTTGAGGCGCTGGAGTCAATCGAATGGCACGGGGCCGGGTCTTGCTGGGTGCTGGACGACGAGAAAGTGGAGAGCGCCGAAGCCGCCCTGCGCGAAGCTGTGGCACAGCCAGACGAGCGCAACTTCTGCCCCCGCTGCGGCAAGCGCACTGCTGATCTGATTACGATTCATACTTGCACGCCACCGACTGGGGTATGACAATGAAGATTGCAGCCAGAGCGGAGGGTTTTTACGGATTACTTCTTGCGCTGGTAAGTTCGTCCAAAGTCGGCGGCAATGACTTGACTGCTGGAGAGACAGCACCAAACATCAATAAAGGCAAGAATGTCTAGGACAAAAGAAACATCAGTGAAATCAGTCCCTGTCGGCGGGCTTAACCTGGACTTCAGCGAGTCCCCGGTGATCTACGACTTTATCCAGTCCAAGAACTTTGTCCAAGGCATCATGGGCCCAGTGGGCTCCGGCAAGAGCTATGGCTGCGCGGCCAAGATCTTCATCAAGGCCGTGCAACAAAAGCCCTCGGCCATTGACAACATCCGGTATTCGCGCTGGGCCATTGTGCGAAACAGCTACCCCATGTTGAAGACCACCACCATTAAGACTTGGTTGGATCTGTTTCCAGAGGCCACCTTCGGCCAGATGCTGTGGACACCGCCCATTACCCACCACATCCGGCTGCCGGCCCGGGGTGATGCGGCCGGCATTGACTGCGAGGTCATCTTCCTGGCCCTTGACCAGCCCAAGGATGTGCGCAAACTGCTGTCCCTTGAGCTCACCGGTGCCTGGGTGAACGAGGCCCGGGAGCTGCCCAAGGCGGTGATCGACGGTCTGACCCACCGGGTTGGCCGATACCCGACCAAGCGGGACGGCGGGGCCACATGGCACGGGATCTGGATGGATACCAACCCGATGGACGATGACCACTGGTGGCACCGCATGGCAGAAAAGGAGAAGATGACCGGCCAGTATGCGTGGAAGTTCTTCAAGCAGCCCGGCGGCGTGGTGCCCGTGGATGTTGAAGATTTGCCCGACATGCCGGAGGCCAACGATCACATCTTTGCGTCCGGCAAGTGGTGGAAGGTCAACCCCAAAGCTGAGAACATCAACAACTTGCCGGCCGGCTACTACCAGCAGATGCTGCTCGGCAAGAACCTGGACTGGATTCGCTGCTACGCCGGGGGCGAGTACACCTATGTGCAGGAAGGCAGGCCTGTCTGGCCCGAGTATGAGGACTCGACCATGTCCGGCGACACTGAAATTGACCCCAATGTGCCCATCCAGGTGGGGCTTGACTTCGGTTTGACCCCGGCGGCCACCATTGGACAGCGGTTGCCCAATGGCCGGTGGCTGATTCACCAGGAAATCGTCACCTTTGACATGGGCCTGGAGCGCTTTGGCACCCAATTGCTGGCCGAGCTCAATCAGCGCTACCCGAACCACCAGGTTATGGTCTGGGGCGACCCTGCCGGCATGGCCCGAGACACCATATATGAGGTCACCGCCTTTGATTACCTCAAAACACTGGGGCTACGGGCCCAGCCCACGGCCAGCAATGACTTCAAGGTGCGCCGCGAGGCCTCGGCAGCGCCCATGCAGCGACTGATCACCGGCAAGCCTGGGCTCATCATCAACCGCGACTGCAAACTGCTGCGCAAAGCGCTGGCCGGTGGCTATCACTTCAAGCGGATCGCTGTCGGGGCTGGCCAAGAGCGCTTTCGGGACGCACCAAACAAGAACGAGCACTCGCACATTGGCGACTCATTCGGCTATTTGATGCTGGGCGGCGGCGAGTACAACCGGATGACCCGCACCCACCAGCTCGGCGGCAGACCCATGGGCCAAGCCAGCGCTGGGACTGACTTTGATGTGTTTGCATGAGAAAATATCGGGTAGATATACAGCTCTTGCGGGTTGTACAAAGCCCAATAGAATCGTTTGCATATGGTTGAAATTGATCTTGGTGTCATCCACCATTTTTCGGCGGGAGTGTACGCAAAGCAGATGCTGTTGCCAGCAAAACACTTTGCGGTAAGCCACTCGCACGCCTATGACCACTTGAGCATTTTGGCAAAGGGCAGCGTGACGGTTGAGGTGCAAGGAGTCGAGAAGGATTACATGGCCCCGGCCTGTATCACCATCCTGGCTGGCCAGCATCACACCATCACAGCACACGAAGACAGTGTTTGGTTTTGTATTCACGCAACTGACGAAACAGATCCAGCCAATGTGGACGAAGTTTTAATAAGGGGATAAACATGCCTTGGATTGCAGCAGCCGTTCTTCTAAGTACCGCCGTCACGGCAAATCAAGCTCGCAAGTCACGCCAGCAGGCTGAGAACGATCAGCGCACCATGCTGGCGCAGCAGCAATCTGACCAGGCTGCCATGCGGCTTGAGCTGGGCAAGCAAACCGCCGAGTACGCCAAGCAGGGTGCCTCACTTGAGCAGCAGGCCCAGACCGCTCGGCAGCAGTTTGAGCAGTCTCAATTGCAATACAAGACCAACAAGCTGGAAATGGAGCAGAAATCGAAGGAAGTGCAAGCAGCCGCTGATGAAGAGCGCCGCAAAGCTGCTGCCGCCGAGGCCTCTGCTCTCAGGGCTCGCACCCGTGGTGGTCGCCGGTCGCTGCTTTCCGGTGAGCGCATGGATGCCGAGCTCGGCGTTATGGCCGATCTCAACAGCCCAGGCATGAGGTTGCAGTAATGGCTACGCTACCCCAGTTCAAGCAGCGCCAGATCGCCCGGCGCAGCACATCCGACATTGAGCGGCTGGCCCAGCAGTACCAAAGCAATGTTAATGCGATTGCCGGTGAATATCAGACCGCATTTACCGGCTACCAAGCCGCCGCTGCTGCAAAGATGAAGCCGTTTGAAGAGGCCTCTTTAAAGTACGGGAAAGACTTGGCCGACTACACCGCCAATGTGGCGGCACCATACAAGTCGGCGCTTGAGGAGTACCAAAAGAACAGCGAAAAATACCTGACTGAAATGGGTGAAATTTCTTCTGGGGCAAGAGACAAGGAAGCAAAACTTCAGCAGTACACCTACAAAAAAGGTGGCCAAACAATTCAAGGCTACAGATTCACCGACCCATTTACTGGGTCTGCTATTGAATACAGCCAAGACTTGTTAAAAAATCCTAAGAAATACGGCTTTTCATCTGTTCTGACTCCAGTGGAAAGCGGCAAGCGTGGGACAAACATATACACATTCAGGCCGCTGCCGACATCCGAAGAACCAGTTACCCCGGACAAGCCTGCTGATTTTGCTGGTGTGCAGCCAGAAGCGCCAGACATTGGCGAGTTTGACGAAGGCGAGTTTGGCACCAAGCGTGCCGCAGCCGAAACCACATTTAAACGAGAAGTAGGTGAGCGCCGTGCCGCCAAGCTGGGGGCCGTATCTCGCAAGATGACCCGACCAATGTTAAGAGGAGCTGAATGATGCCTGGACACTATGACGATAAATCAAGCAAGATGAAAAACAAGGTCGCCAAGACCATGCGTGAGTACAAAGCTGGCAAGCTCAAGAGCTCCAGCGGCGACAAGGTCACCAACCCCAAGCAGGCAGTGGCCATTGCCATGTCGAAGGCTGAGAAGAAATGAAAGAAGTCTGGGACAAGCCCCGGCCAAAGGATCTTGGCAAGCCAAAAGAGATGTCTTCCGCTGAGAAGCGAATGGCCATGCGCCGCGCTGCCAAGGCAGGCAGACCCTACCCCAACCTGATCGACAACATGGCCGCATCGCGTGACAAAAAATGAAAGTCGAAATCGAAATTGAAAGCGAGATGGAGGACAAGGTGGAGCTGTCCAAGCTGCCGCCTGCCCTGCGCAAGAAAATTGAAAAATACATGTCGGCCAAGAAGCCAGAAAAGCCAATGAAGGGCATCAAGCAAATGATGCAGGAGGCCAAGCTGGAAGAGGACGAGGACGATTAATGGCTGGGCTGCGCGACCCAAAGGGTGGTCTTACCGAAGAGGGCAGACGCAAGTTTGAAGCCTCTGGCGAGAGCAAGAACTTGCAGCCTGGGGTCAAGGAAAAGAACCCCACCGGCCAGGCGCTGCGCCGCAAGGGATCTTTCTTGACACGGTTTTACACCAACCCGAGTGGGCCCATGGTGGGCGAGAACGGCAAGCCGACCCGGCTGGCGCTGGCGGCAAATGCATGGGGCGAGCCCGTGCCGCGCACCGCAGCATCCGCAGCGAGGCTGGCCGCGAAGGGTCGCAACTTGCTTGAGAAGTACGAATTGCAAAAGGATTGATATGGACTACGACAAGAGCGCTCCAGGCGGCATGCGCCTGACACCTGACCAGATTCTGAAGCGACAGGCTACGGCCCAAGCCAAGAAGGATGAGTTCCA